GATGACGCTCTTATTCAAGAGGGCGACGACTTTGGATTTAGTGGAGACATCTCATGAAAATGACGAAAAAGTACGACGATCTCAACGATGCCTTTGATGTCAACAATGACATCGTTCAACCAGAGGTTGTCGAAAAAAAGATTGATAAGATCAAGGCTGTCGCTGATGACATCAAAAAAGATTATGACTATACAAGAGGTAATCTATATTCAATAATCGAAAAGGGACAAGAAGCATTGAATGGTGTCCTTGAACTTGCTCAAGAATCAGAGCAACCAAGAGCATATGAAGTTGCAGGTCAGTTAATCAAAAGTGTGTCTGATGCAACCGATAAACTGATGGATCTTCAGAAAAAGTTGAAAGATGTTGAGGAGGATAAAGTAGTCAAGGGACCATCTACTGTCAACAATGCTTTGTTTGTTGGATCGACAGCAGAACTTGCAAAAATGCTGAAGGACGGACTTAGTAAAGATAATAAATAAATCAGGGAGAGAAATCCCACAGTATTAAGTACTAATAAAATGTCAAGAGAGGACTTACCCTCAGTTGACGATTTTGCTGATAATAGCAATCTTCCGTCAGTTGATGAATTTATCGTAGAAGAAGTTGAAGAGGAGTTACCCTCTGTTGAGGATTTTATTGAGAAAGAAGAAATAGAAGAAAGTACTCAGACCATTGAAGATTTAAATGGTGAGACTTTCGCAGAAGTAGAAGACATAATCCCACCTTGGCCAGAGTTGGTCAGACTCATCAATGATGTCAGAGCAGACATACCTGACATCCCGGAGATAAAGTATTACGATAAAGAACTTGAGCAACTTGCTGAGCAGATCTCTCAGGTAAGAGATGAGATCCCAGAAGTACCTGAAGTAAGGTATTACGAAAGAGAAGTAGAGGCAATCTGTGAGCAGATTGATCTTGTAAGATCAGAAATCAAAGATCTGCCCGAAGTCAAATATTATGACGAACAGGTAGATCAGATTGAAGATAGGATTGATACACTTCAGACCGAAGTTGCAAATCTACCTGAAGTAAAATATTATGATGCTGAGATCACTGCGATCTGTGAGGCGATTGATGCTGTAAAGGAATCTATTCCCAAGTTTCCTAAGTGGGTCAATGAGATAAATGAAGTTCCAGATTTTTCATGGATTGGAAAAACCTTTAGTGTTATTGATGATGATTTCATTAAAGTCAATGACACCATCGATACTCTGAGAGAGCGTGTTGATTATAACCTAAAAGAACTCTCAGAAGATATTGATAAGAAAAAGTTTGAGGCAAAAGTAGAACTCGATACTAAATCTGAAGAAATCGAGTCAAAGATTAAAGAGGAAAAAGATAAGATTTGGAAAGAGATGCGAGAGTCATCTCTTCGTATCTGGGAATATCATAAAGAGTTTAAGGATGATGACCGTAAACTCAAAAAGCAGATTCTCGGGGAATATAACTCACTGAAGAAATCCATTGACAAAAAGGTAAATGAGTTTAATGAGAATAGTGTAAAGACTGATAAGTTGTTACTTGACTACTTTGAGGATCTTAGAAATGAAATCTCATCTTTACCAGAGGTCAAATATTATGATGATGATATTCGTCATGTAAAGACTGATATCAAGGAACTGTTCAAGTTGGTCATGACGATCAAGACTGAACAGAAAGAAATAAAAGATTTGCAGGAGGGTTTACTGAACGAACCCCCTAGTGAAAAAGAGGATGTTGGAAGCGGTGCTGATCCATTAACACCAATGGATCAAAAGTTTGCAACGCTTGATGATTTGTCTAGTCACTACAGATTATTCATCAATCGTATTCAGCAGCAGATTGCGACGATTGGAGGAGGTGGTGCAGGATTTATCAAAGACCTGGACGATGTAAGTTTTGATCAAACAACTGGAACAGATCAACTTCTGATCTATAATGGGTCTCAGTGGGTTGGTATTGCGAGCACTGCAATATCTGGTGCCCCCTCAGAGTTAGCTGACATTTGTGTTGGAACAAACTTAACAGTAGAAAATTTATCAGTTACAGGAATCGCAACTTACGAAGACGTAAGGAATGTAGATTCAATCGGATTCATTACTGCGAGAAGTGGTATTGAGGTAACTGCTGGTATTGTTACTACACCAAAACTACATGTTGGTGTAGGAACAACATTTACTGAAGATCTTGTTGTTTCTGGTGACGCTAGGGTTACTGGCATTTTAACGATTGGTACTGGATCTATTACCCTTGATCCAAATGCAAGAAGAATCAAAGGTATTGATGAAATTCTCATCGGTGCTGATGATAAACCAGTAACGATCAAAAAAGATGATAAGGGAGAGATTAAGTTTGAAGATAATGATGGTAAAGAAACATCAGTTGGTATCGGAACAACTGTTTCCATCAACACGTCTGGTATTATCACAGCAGCGACCATCAAAGCATCTACTGCTTTCTATCCACCACTTTATTCTACAAGTTCGAGAGATGCAGGAACATTTACTCAGGGTGCCATCATCTTTAATACCGATACTAAAAAGTTAGAGTTTTACAATGGAACATCCTGGAGTTCTCTGCCAGGTATGTCGCTTGGTCTTACTGTTGCATTAGACGGATAATGAAAACACTTAGAGAGTTTTTGTCTGAGCAACCTACAAACAGTGTTGGTGCCAATGGTTATCAAAGAGACGCAACTGCATCTGGACCTGTTGCAGGTGATGATAAAAAATTGTTCAAAGGTCCTGATGACCTTGTGACTCAAGATTATCAAACACCTGCTGAACCTGGACTTGCTAAGTGGAGATTTTCAAATGTATATCCTGTCTTGAAGTTGGCAATGAACAATAGTCGTGGTGATGGACCATCAATAGATGATATGGTTGCGGCTTCAAAAATGTTTGTAGATAGAATGGATAATCCTCAGGAAAGAGTTAGAAAAACGTTTGAGCAGTTTCAAGAAGAATGGAGTAATAAATATAAAAAGAGTATTGACTGCTCAAATCCGAAAGGATTCTCACAAAAGGCACATTGTGCCGGTCGTAAAAAAAGAGCAAAATGAGCAACCCCCGCATTCCAAGAAAACCTGGGCAACCAGCAAACTCCAAGAAACATTCGGATCTTTACACGGATGAAAATCCAAAAGGTACGATTCATGGACTTGGTTTCAAGGATGTTGCAACCGCTAAGGCATCTGTGTCTAAGATTCGCAATTCATCTAGATCTCATGCTCACAAAATCCAGGCAGCAGTTGCTATGGAGCAAAGAGCAAGAGAAATGGGTAAAACTTCTGAAGCGGCGGTCTATAGAAAGTTCATTAACCAAATGAAAGAGAAGACCAAAGAGATGAATGAAGAGATGAACGGCAAATGTAAAGCAGGATATTATTACTGCTATACGGATAAAAAATGTAAGCCTATTCCTAAGGGATTTAAGGTTGTGGGTCGCATGGGTATGCTTCGTAAAGAGAATGGTCATTCTGTAGATGATGAGACCGATACCAAAAAGAATGGTAACGGCAATGGTAATGGAAACGGAAATGGAAATGGTAACGGTGGTGGCACCGTAAGTGAGGAAGGTCTCCGTGATTGGTTTGGTAAGTCCAAATCCAAAGGCGGAAAACCAGGTTGGGTGCAAGTTGTTTCTGGGAAACCCTGCGCTCGTCAACCAGGTCAGAAGTCAACACCTAAGTGTGTGTCTTCTGCTAAGAGAGCAAGCATGAGCAAATCCGAAAGAGAGTCTGCTCAGAGAAGAAAGAGAGCTGCTGATCCTAATCAACCTCAAAAGACTGGTGCAGCAAAACCAACCTATGTTTCAACTGATAAACCCAAGAAGAAAATGAGCGAATCAACCGAGTTTGTAACACTGCCTCTTCAGGTAGAAATCCCCAGCAACATCAGAGACTTCAATCTTGGACTGATGTTTAGAGAGAGTTTAGAAGAGAACAGTGGTATGCTGTTTATCTTTGATGAAGCGGAGAAGCAGTCATTCCATATGACTGAAACCAGAATCCCTCTTGATATCGCTTTCATCACACACGATGGTATCATCGAAAGTATTAAGCAATTAGAACCACTGGAAGAGACTCCAGTATCCTCTGATGGCGATGATGTCATCTGTGCTCTGGAGGTAAACCGTGGTTGGTTTGAGCAGCATGACATAGAAGTAGGTGATGAGATTGATATTGAGGAAGGTAAGAAGGACGCTTGCTACCATAAGGTCAAGTCACGCTATAGCGTATGGCCTTCTGCATACGCCTCTGGTGCTCTTGTGAAGTGCCGTAAGGTCGGTGCTGCCAACTGGGGTAATAAGTCCAAAAAAGAAGAGACTGAGTACGAACTCGATGAGAAGTGCTGGAAGGGATATGAGAAGAAAGGTATGAAGACAATGTTTGGTAAGAGATATCCAAACTGCGTTAAGAAAGAGGAAACTGAAGTTGTAGAGGGTAAGTATTCTTCCGGTTCAGTTACTTATGTGAAAGGCACTGCACCTGTTAGAGCTACTTACGGTGGAAAAACAGAAACTTTCCCTAAAGAAACTTATAAGAAAAAGGGAGGCATGGTAAAAACTGCTGAGGAAGTTGAGATTGAGGAAGCAGCAATCCTGCCAAGAAAAACTGGGCAGATTGTCAAGGTCCTCCTTACCTTCAGAGGTAAGATGTATGCCATACAAATGTTCTTCCCATCTATTGTAAAACCAAGCAGAGGTGAAGTTCAGACACAGATTGAAAAGGTTTATCCAGGTGGTAAAGTCAGAAGTTATGACATCTCTGATTATGAACCAGGTCAACCTCTTCTACATACAGAGGAAACCTTGGAGGAATTTGCAAAAAAGAATCCAAAAAAGATTATGCAAACTCCAGTAAAAAACTTAAAGGATTTTGACTCGCCTGGTTATGTAAAGGACGCTAATCTGATGCCAGGTTCAGGTATTAAAAAGAAACTACCTGAAGATTGGCAAAAAAAGTCTGGTAAGAACCCTGAAGGAGGATTGAATGAAAAAGGCAGAAAGTCGTATGAGCGTCAAAACCCAGGAAGCGATCTTAAGAGACCTTCAAAAAAAGTTG